ACTTGTCGCAGCCCGTCGCCTCAGAGAACTTGTTTACCAAGGCTTCCACTTGGTCAGGTGTCAGCGCGGACACATCCACACCCTCCGCCTCCAGGTACTTCACGACCATGGCGGTCACATCGTCCGGTGTAAGCGCCGTGGTGAGCGCGCCGCCCTCAATCTCCTGGTAGGCCAGCACAAATGCGGTCACGGCTTCCGGTGTGAGCCCGCTGGTATCCACACCCTCTTTTTCGAGGTACTGGTTGACGTAGGCCACGATCTCATCCGGCTTGAGGGTGCTCATGTCAGCCCCTTCCGCCATCTCCTGATAGGCCGCGACCATGGCAGTCACATTCTCAGGCGTCAGGCCGGACACATCCGCCCCGGTGGTGGCCTCCGCGTAGGTTTCCACATACGCGATGATGCCCTCCGGCGTGAGTGAGGTCTTGTCCGCCCCCTCCGGTTTTTCTGTGAACCGGTCGATAACGGCGTCCACCATGATCTGCTGCCGGGCAGCGTTCTCCTGCTCCTGTATGCCCGCGATGATGGCATCTGTGGTGATCGCGCCGGGATTGGCTGCGAACTCGTCCCAGTTGGCCTGAGCACCGGTCATATCCAGCTCCGTGGCGATCTTCAGGACTTCCTCAGAAAGCCCCTCGCCGAACATGGAAGCCAGTCCCTCCAGCGAGGAAGAATACTGGCTGGTGAACTGCTGGATGGATGCCAGCTGTTCCAGGGCTGTAGAGACATCGATCTCCGGGAACAGCGCCTGCACTTCTTCTATGCTCATGCCGCTGGTGAGCAATTCGGAGATCTGCGTGAGCACACCGGCATATTCAGTGAGACTTCCTTCATCCAGACCGGTCGCGGCGCTCTTCACGGCGTCCAGTGCCTGGGCGGCCTGATAGGAATCCTCGCCGTAAGTCTTGACGGCAGCATCATAAGCAGTGAGCTTCCCGGCAAGGTCAGCCAGTGTATCGCCGGTCTGCTGCATGCCTTCATCGTTCCACACGGGATTGACCAGCTGCGCCAGCGTCTGGGCGTATTCCCGGGTGGCGGCGAGACGACGCTCATTGTAGCTGGTGTTCAGATCGGTCAGCGCAGCCTGTTTCTCCGCGCCATCCTCCATGAGCTGGATCAGGGCGTATTCGCTGTCATACTGGGCATCAATTTCGCTGTTGATCGCGGCCAGCCCCTGGGCGGCTGCGACCATGGCGTTTTGGTACACGGACACATCCGCGTCCTGCTGTCCACGGGCCTGGGCGCGGGCGACTTCGGCCTCCACCTTATCGAGGATGGTCTGGAAGCCCTCGGTCTCACTGTCCGGCTGCAGCTTGTACTTGACGATGATGGCCTCACGATTGTCGATGAGCTCCTGCAGGCGGATCTTCTCATCGTCCGTCAGGTAGCCGTTCTGCCGCTTCTTCAGCAGGGACTCGATCTCCCTGTCCATGCTGTCGAGGCTGTCGATGTCCGCCTGGATCTGCTCGGACACGCCGGTATACCCGGCATCCTTCGCAGCGCCCTGAAGCGCCTGCAGCTCGGTGCGGGTGGATTCCGTCAGGGCTTTCCAGGAGTCCGTCCACTCCTTGACAATCTCATTGGTTTCGCCCTTTCCGTCCGTCCACACGTCGATCAGGCCGGTCATCCAGGCCCGGGCGCTTTTCGCAGTGTCATCGTTCTTAAAGTCGTCCTCGGACATGCCGAAGAAGGAAAGCCCCGCGCCGCTCCTCCCATAGAAGGTGTCGGCGGCAGTGTTCTTCCATTCATTCGCCGTGTCGATGAGCGCCTGCGTGGCCTCCCGGGCCATCTTCGCCCCGGAGACCCAGTCCCACAGCTTGGCAACACCATAAACGACAGCCGCGCCGACGGCCAGCCACACGGCAGGCGACTTCGCCAGCACGGTGAGCAGACCGGACATCCCGCCACCGGCCTTGCCGACAGCGGTACAGAAGGTGCCCAGCCAGCCGGTCAGCTTGCCGAGCCCCGTCGCCAACCGTCCGAAGATCAGGATCACCGGCCCGGCGGCAGCGGCGAGGGCCGCGAACCGTGCAATCTGGAGCCGCTGTCCCTGATCCATGTTCTGCAGCCGGTCGATGAACTTGCCAATGCTCTCCATGACCCGCTCGATAGTGGGACGGAGATCATCGCCCAGGGTCTGGGCAAACAGCACGGCGCGGTTCTTCAGATTGGTGAGCCTGCTCTGTAGTGTGGCATAGCGCTTGGACGCCATGGTCTCGAGCGCGGTGTTGTCCTTCCATGCCTGCGTGGCCATCTTCTGGGCGTTGGAAAACAGCTCGCTGGCGTTGGTGGCGCGAAGCAGTGTATCGCGCAAACGGATCTCGGAGATACCGATGTCGTTCAGGGTCTTGACGGCGGACGCGCCTTCGTCATCCATCTTGCCCAGGCCTTCGATGAACTTCTGGAACACCTGGACGGGATCGTTTTCCCACTGCTCGACGAACTCCTTCTCCGTCAGGCCGCTGACCATGGCAAAGTCCTTCAGGGCGTCGCCGCCGGTCTTCGCTGCGACTTCCATGTTGATGAGGGCTTTTGACATGGAGGAACCGCCCGCCTGGGCCTGTATGCCAACCGAGGACAGTGCGGCGGCGAGACCCAGCACCTGGGGCTCGGTCAGGCCGATCTGCTTACCGGCACCGGCAATGCGCATCGCCATGGTGACGATGGGCTCCTCGGTGGTGGCGAAGTTGTTACCCAGTTCGGCGACCGTAGAGCCGATGTTCCTGAACAGCGACTGGTCTGTGCCCATGATGTTGGCGAACTTCGCCAGCGACGTTGCGGCGGTATCCGCGTCCAGATCTGTACTGCTGTTCGCCAGGTCGATCATGACGCGGGAGAACTCCTCAATGTGCTCCGTGGCAATACCCAACTGTCCGCCTGTGGACATGACGTGGTTGATGTCCGTGGTGGAGGTGGCGATCTGCGTGGACAGCCGCTTCGATGCAGCCGCCAGCTGGTCGTACTGCTCCTCCGTCGCCTGTACAGTCTTGCGTACATAGGCAAACGAGGACTCGAAGTCCAGGCTGGCCTGAATGACCTTCTTTCCCATAGCTACAATGGGCGTGGTGATCATGACGGTCATGCGGCGTCCCAGTGCGGTGGCGCTCTTACCTATGGCCGTCAGCTTGGTGGAGAAGGCCGTCAGGGCAGAACCCGCCTGCGTCCATGCGGAGCGGGAGACCTTCAACTGCTGGGTCAGGCGGCGGATCTCCGCCTCGGTCTCACGCACCGTGGCCTGGGCATTGTTGAGCTCGGTCTGTGCCCGGGAGACGGCGTCCGCATCGCGCTGCATGGCCCTCTGCAGGGAGGTGCACTGGCCTTCGAGTTTCTTCACCTCGTCGCCGCTGGCAGCGTATTCCTGCCTCAGTCCCTCCAGCTGAGCTTCCGCTTCCGCGTAAGCAATGGTATTCTCATGGCCTTCATCCTTCAGTACCCGGAGCTCATTCTCATGAGTGCGAATACTATCCGCCAACTCCGTATGTCGCTGCCGGGCTTCAGTCAGGCGCTGTGAGTACTGCTGATACCGGGCGTGGCTCTCCTGCAGCCGAGTGTTGGCGGAGGCAAGCGCCCGTTCATACTGGGATACAACATCCCGCTGATGTCCCAGGTTGGTCTGGAGCATGGACAGACGACTCGTCATACCGGCGGTGGTATTTCCAAAGTTGTCTATGCCAGCCCCGGCCAGGCGAAAGCTGCTCTCCGCCTCGCGGATCTGGCGGTTGATGCTGTTGATATTACGGGAGAAGTTGTCGGATTGCAGTGACAGGGTAACCACCAGGTCGCGCAGCACTTCGGGCATGGGTATCACCTCGATTTGATTTCTCCCCGCAGGGATGCGTTAAAGAAAATCTGTTTCTGAATTTCTGGAATAATGCTCACACAGCAAGCATACATTATTGTATAAAACAATTGGAGGTGCTTGTTGTGAACAGGTATTCAGAGATCATCAAGCTTGTTGCAGAGAACCACGGAGAGACCTACTCAGCGGTGTATCAGGAAATCCAGGAAGCCTTACATTTTGCTGCCACCAACCCGGATGAACTGGCCAGACAGCGATACAGGAACACATTTGGTGACAATGAACCCACACCGGAAGAAGCACTGGAAAAGCTAACCACTATTCTCCGGGAATTGGTATAGCACATTATTTGGTTATGGTTTCAGGGCTGGCCATACCTCGTCGATGTATCGCGCTTTCGGAACGGCCTGTTTCTTCGCTCGATTGGAATTCCATGCCCGTACCTTCAAAAAGCCGAGCATGTCCATCTCGTCAATTTCCCGCATGCGCCATCCGGCGTCCAGCAGGGAATTGTAGGTGGAGTAGATGAAGTCGTGCAGCGTAAGGCCTTCGCCCTCCGGGGGCGTCAGTCCTCCGCTGCCATCGTAGGGAAAGACGACAACACATCCGTGGTCTGGGCCTGCACCGCGAACAGCGCGATGACGATGTCGTGCATCAGGCGATCCACAGGATAGTTGTCCAGTACATCGTCCGGGGTGAACTGGTTGTTGAACAACAGGCAGAACCAGCGGATCATCACGTCCAGCGCGTCCGGAATGGTCAGATTGTCTGGATTCTCGATCTCTTCACCCTTTACGGCAGCCTCCGAGATGGCGGAGATGCGGGTGTACATCTTCATCGCCGGTTCGATCTCCCGGAGAGCGCGACCGGAGACGAAGTCCACGGTATATTTCTTATCGCCGAGCGTACAAGTTATCATAATCGCTATCCTCCTGAAAAAGCGCTGCCGCAAGTCTTAGCCTGCGGCAGCATAGTGGTCGGGTGATGACTCATCACGGAGTCGGCGTGAACGTGGGCGCATACACGGACTGCAGGAAGGTCGCGGCCTTCTCTGCCGTGAAGCCGTTTTCGCCCTCATCGGCGACCGCCTGATACTGGCCGTCGTGCGTCCGCTTAATGGCCGTCCACTGGATCTCGCCGGTCTGGCGGGTCACCTTGGTGCCTTCCTTGGTGGCGTAGTTCTCCGTAAGCGGCGTGGCGCGTACCTTGTACAGCCACACGTACCGGAACTTGTGGTTGGACTTCTCGGACATGAAGCCCACCGCGAAGTAGGGCGGCGTGTCGGTGGAGGAGCGGATCAGGACGCCGTTGTCGTCCAGCTTGTTGCCGAACACCTTCTCCTGGATGGTCAGAGGGATGTCCGCCATCTTCGTCTTGAAGGTGAGCTCAGGATCGGGATACAGGACGTCAAATTCCACGTCATCTGCGTACTGAACGTCCGGGTCGGCGTTCTGCGGTTCGATGGACGCTTCAATCGCGCCCGCCACCAGCTGCAGGTCGCCATAGGTCAGGGTCTCTTCGGTATCGGTCACCACCTCGGCGATGACCATGTTCTTCAGGCCGACCGTGGAAGAGACGGTCGGGGAAGCAGCGGGATTAGGCATAGTTGGTTACCTCCATTCTTATGATCGGTTCATGATTTCATCGGCGAGAACACGCTTGATCTCGCCATAGGCTTCTTCCGCCCGGGCGTCGAATGCCGGGCGCACAAAAGGGTGTGGCGGCGCTGGCCCCGGGCCTCCATGGCCGTATTCCACAGGGTTTGCATAGTAGGCTCCTGCCTCGCTGTGTTTGACACCGATGGAGATCTGCTTGCCGCCCCGGCGCTGTTTGACCCTGTCCGTGTGGATGGAGCCATGGAGCGCGCCGGTGATGATCTTGGGGTCGCTGGACGCGTTGGCCAGCATCTGCTGTTCGATGGGCGCGGCCCCGGCCTGCAGCGCACGGTCGACGCCGGAGCCATTCTCCAGCGACATGGCCATGGATGCCAGGTCGTTCTGCAGCTCAGCGAACCCCTGCAGGTCAAGTGCCATAGTTCACCTCCTCGAACCACACCCACGTCCACTGCACCGTGTAGGTCTTGGTGGGCGGGTCGTAGGCCGGGTGATTGTAACCCTTGTCTGACTCCTCCAGCATGCCGAAGCCGTAGCTGAACATGGCCTGCCGGATGGTCTCCGCCATGGCCGTCGGGTCGATGTCGCTCCACAGGTTCAGGTACACATAGGTACGCAGAGCGCGAACATGATCGTCGTAGTGCTCCGCCTCCGTGGTGGTAGACGAGTACACGACGTACTGAAGCGGCGGATTCTGGCTCTCCGTGGTAGTCCGCCAGATGCCCGCCATGACCGGGATGCCGATGTTGGCGAGGGCTTCCTGTACCTGCTTCATCCGCTATCACGCCCCTCGCCCTGCGCTACGCTTGCGCGAGGGTTTCGCGCAAGACTTGCACTACGTGCTGCGCTTTTGCGCTCAGGATTCGCTCCGCTCATCCGCTCACGCCCTTTGCGATGCTGGCCTTCAGGCCGAGGTAATTGTGGGAGAAGCCGTACACGCCCAGCGTGGAAATATCCCACTTCTCGTCCTCGAACCGCACCCACATGCCGGGCTTCACATCGGAGCGCCACCGGATAGTGAAGTTCACCACGGCTTCGGTGTTCATGACATCGGCGGAGCGGTAATGCTGGTTACCGGCGTCCGTGGCGGAGGCCCATACCCGGCAGAGCACCACGTCCCTGGGCTCCGGGTAGCCATTGGCGTTTACCTCGTTGACGGTGTAGCCGATCTCGATCATGTGCTTCAGATCCCCGGGATGCGGATTGCCTTCAAAGTTTTTGTATCCTCGCAAGGCATCTCACCTCCGTTCGTATCAGAACATCTTCTCCGGGTCGCGGTAGGGGTACAGCAGGCTGTCGAAGGCCATGCGTGTGGCCTTGTAGGTGGTCATGTCTGGGATATCCCGGTTCTCGTAGTAGAAGCTGGTCATGAGGATGACGGCCAGGCGGACGGGCTGCGGGACTTCGGGGATATGGCCCTCCTCGTCGGGTGTCGGCTCAAACGACACCCGGCAGTAGTCCTCCGCAGCCGTCTGCGCCTGGGCGATCAGTCCGGCGATGTAGTCGTCCTCCTCGTCGTGCTGGATGCGCAGATGGGTTTTCACCTCATCGACGGTGACGATCATTATCCATCACCGCCCCCGTCCGCAGGCGCGGAAGCCATGAGACCGGCAGTGCGCAGCGCCGCCAGCAGATTGTTGTAATCCTGCCGCAGCGCGGTCATGGTGGACGCCTCGCTGTCAGGCAACGCGGGCAGCTGTGCCGCACCGCCGCTTGCGGGTAGGCCGGGCAGGTCGAACAAGCCGTCCGTACCTTCCACGCTTGCGCCGGGCAGGAAGGTAAGTTTCCCGCCGATGACGAGTTCGCGGCCGCCGTGGGCAAAGTAGTTCCTGGTATTGTGAGCATCAGACATAAAAAACACCTCCAATGGAAGCAGGAGCTGCCATTAAGCAGGCAGCTCCCACAGGAGAACGATCAAGCGCTCTTGACTGCCAGGCACTTCATGGCCTCGGGCAGCACCAGGCGGCCATCCACGCGCTGGGTGGCGCGGAAGCCGACCTGACCGGTGACGGCGAACAGCTCGTTCAGGCGCTGGAAGGAGCGGCCCTGGCGGTCGGCGATCCAGTAAGACTTGAAGTCGCCGAACAGGATGACCTTCTTGCCCGCAGCCACCTCGGGCATGTAGGGGGAGGTCACGATGCGGTAGTTCAGCAGCATGTCGGGCTGTCCTTCCTTCAGGCCGGGCTGCCACAGGTACTGGCCTTCGATGCTCTTGAGCTTCCGGATGGCCTTGATGGTGCTGTCGTTCATCAGGAAGGTGGCCTTCTTGCGGTACACGCTCTTGATGGAATGCACCAGGTCGATGATCTCATCGGCGGCGATGGTGGCCCCGGCGGTGGTCACGCCGGTGCCCGCGCCGTTGGTAGCGTGGAGCAGGCCGGTGGGTTTGCCGGTGCCGTCGCCGTTGATAAAGGCATCCTCCTCGGCAGCGCCGATGCGGCGGGCAAACTCGGCGGCGATGT